ATTGTGAACCGAGTGTCAAAAGAGGCTGGTATCAATTTTTCTGCAAGTAATCCGCTTGTGAATCTCACAGCGACTTACCCGGTTGCACTCATGACGTGGTTTTTTAGAAACCGTCTCTATGAAAATTCAAGCAATGTGTATGCAGACTCCCGATATAACTATGGTTATACCAACAGATACATTACGACTGGAATAAACTTGAAATTCCCTTCATCTGCGCCTAACCAGGGGCAGTTTGTCGACGTGATTCAAACGGCCAAGATTACATTGAACAATATCGATATTCTGAGTAACTTTCAGGGGTCCTTGTACTATTCATTCCAACAGCCTATGGAACACAGGTTGTCAATTCCTTCTTTAAATATCTACACGTATTCCTTTGGGTTAAATCCAACGGAATACAATCAGGGTGGGTATCTTAATTTTTCAAAGCTCAATTCACAAACGACAACACTCTCTCTCGTGTTCAACCCGTCATATGCACAACAGACGGCAGGGGGTTACAACCTATATGTGTTTTATTACGGTTACACTCTCCTACAGTTCCAGGGAGGGTTTGCGTCTTTACCGAATCTTTGATATACTCTATTATTCCATTGGTTACGCACCAGCGAATAAAGTTGAGCTGAGCGACTGTCGTCGTCAGACCCTGAAACTCAATGCGCTCCGTTCGACAAAATGGGTCAAAGAGCTTCTTAGAATAGCCATCAAGGCTCGACTTGTAGGCGACATGTACCGTGAACATCTTGCCATTCGGTGCCGTGTAAGACACGTGCTGGTTCTTGGCGTAGTTTGTCACAAACCACTCAAGCTTCCGAAGAGAAGGCCCGGAACCTCCAGAGTTCCCGAGAATGGAATGAAGCTTCTCTCCATTCTCAGGAATATCGAAAAAACGCGTCAAGCTCGTCAACAGCAAATCAGCCTTTGACATTAAATTATTTTAGAGTCATTTCTCTAAGTCTACTCCCACGGAGCCGAGATCTTCTCCTCGACTACAGGCTTGGGTTGCTGGAAAACAGGAGATTGCTTTTGATGAAATTTGCAGTATCCATTCTCTTGTGGCTTCTTCAAACAGCGCTGGTGGCTTTTCAGAATGCCTCTGCAAAAGTTCGTTTCGACACCGGCCGTATCCTTGATGAGCCTATCGATAGGAATATCATACAGAATAGAAATTCTGTCAAGAATAGCCCGAATTTCGAGCTGTTTTTGGTGAGCCACCTCGGACCTGATAAGTTCGAGGATCTGTTGCTCCATGCTATTATTGCGCATTACCCTTTTAAACCACCTCCGAAGCGGGCAAGAAACGCCTTGCGCGCATCTAGCTCTGCAGAGCTCTCCATTTTGCGGTCTATTGCTTTGAGAGCATTGACCTCCGGGGAAGCCTCGACATTTTTCAAAAACTTTCGATCGAATATCTGGTCCGCAGACACAAGAGGCTCGAGCAGGTCTTGCACCGGCTTCTTGAACTGGTTCGTGAAATAATACTGATAATCAAGTGGGATATTCTTCTCCCGGACCCACGCAGGGTCCTCAGCCTTTTCGTACATCTTCCCCGGGCCCTTCACGATAACAAACGAGACTCGATCACCTTGCTGCGGCTCGGACCCCGGGGCACGCGCTCGAATCTTGTCCCGGACCTCCACGTGGGCCATCTTGACCTTGTAGTCTGCAGCAAGCTGCTTGCTCATCAGAAGCTTCTCGAGAGGAACAGCTCCTGTCATGAGCTCTCGGGCCGCGGTTCTCGCGGCATCAATGACTGGTCGAGGGTCGCTCGATTCGAGCATCATCTCCATGAGGTTCTTGAGGATCCCTCGAACAAATGGACAGCTGTCCCGTCGAACCACCTGCAGACCCTTGACGTCAATCTTCTTGAACGCCACCTTGCCCTCTTTGTTCTTTTCNAACATCTTCGCAGCGTAGCGCTTCTTGCTGTACAGAAAGTANGGGCANTACACCTTCTCGAGCTCTAGGTCATTTGGAGCCTTGAACAGCTTCGTGCACTGCTCAGCCGCCAGCTCTCCTTGCTCCCACGAGTAGTCGATGGCATCCTGGCCCTTGCGACCCTGCACGTCAAACTCGACCATGACTGAGTCTGTGTTTTTCACAATCATCTGTCCTACTCCGGCCTGAAAAGTACCCGCATCGGTCTCGAGGTCATATACGTACCCATCCCAAGACTCGTGAAGGACAAAAATCTTCTTGATGGCGGTCGGGTCCTTGCGGAACGAAGTATCTGTCCATGTGAGCCGGAATACATTCGTCTTGTCGGTTCGAGTGTTTAGTGAAACCTTATAATTCATAGAAGTTAGGAGAAGATAATACCACTGCGCCGTTATCTGATTTTTAGTATCTATCCGATGGCACCCGCCAACCTCGTTATCTCGCCGACACCCATCTGATGCCCACAGGCCTTTCAGAAAAGCTTCTTTTGCATCATAGCTGGAAAAAACAAACTCTGGTATTTTCTTCGCCTGACCGTCATAGCACCACTCTCTCCACTCTGATACAATTTGTACGATATTTCCCCTGGGGCTAAGTTTATATACACCAGAACTCTGGAAAGTGTCCATTATAACGAAACCATATTCGGGATACATAGTCTCGAGGATGGTCTTGCACCTGGCTAGTAAATCGAGATCTTGGTTATTAATACACCAAGTTGACTTTCTTCCTGAAGGGCAGTGATATGATCCGCATGACCCATCACCAACAAACATCCCAATGACAAAGAGAGCATCAAGGCTTTTTGTATTTTCTATCTCGGTCATATTTGGAAATGAGTGAAAGAGTTTCTGTCCAACCATTACGTCTGCGGGTTTCAGAAGTTCCACGCCAGGACCCAAAAGAGAGTGATCCTCAGTCACATCAACTACTCCGGTGTGAGTAAGAACTCGGTAGATCTTCTTGGCGCACTTGTGCCGAATCACGCGCTTGATTCGTTTCCAACCGTTGTGAGTCCACGCTTCGACCCCAGACACTTCAGAGGATTCCTTGTCCGTTCCATCTTTTAGAAATCCCGGGTATGACTCCCATGTCTTGGCTAAATTTTCAATTTTTACAGGACCGAAAACTCCATTTATTTTTACTAAAACAGGAGTCTCGGGCATAACGGAGTCCCCGTATCGCACCTTGGCTCCTGGAAAGTTCGCCTCGACGTAATTCTTCGTCTCCTCGATCATTTGACGGCCACGTAGCGTGACTGTCGATGCGATGGCCACAAGGGGAAGCATGCCCTTAGAAGCACCAGTAAATCCATATATACTATTCATCGATATTTTGTAGGCCAACTGCTGACCGTTGTAGACCGCCTCCATAGGAGTGCCTTCTGCCGCGGCCATCAGCTTCTTGGCCTTTTTGCGAAACGCCTTCAGGTCCGTGAGAATCGCGGGGAGAAGAGAAACCGCGGGTTTTTGCGCAAATCGGTGTGGACCAAACTGCTCGTAGGTGACACCAGGCAAGTTGTCATACTTGGNGTCCATCACGAGCGTNGAATAGCATAGGTTCTCAGCGCACATGATGCTCGGATACAGGGATGCGAAATCAAGAGCCGTGATAGGCCCATAGTACGCTCCAGACTGTGCTTCGAGGACAGTCGCTCCCTCGTACCCATCCGCACTTCCACCCGAACCATATTTGAATGTCGGAATAATGAAATTAAGCTCTTTGGCCTTGTAGGCCATCTGACTGAAGACCTTGATCTGCTGCCCACGCTCACTCAGAAACGCCAAAGGAACCCAACACGCCTTGGCCATCTCAATCTGGTTCTGAATCTGACAGAGCTTCTCCATCAACTTGTGTGGGAGGACCGTATCCTGAATGCAGTAGTCAGCCACCTCGCCGAGGCGCTTTGGGTCACCCTCCTTGAACCGGCTGAAAATCTCCTTGACTGGCATGTCGTTTTTCTGGTCTTTGAGAAAATGCTTCGAGACATTGTTCAGTGAATAGGACTCAAGCTTGTGCTCACGCTTTACATCCTGGAACAGGTCAAAGACGTACCGGCCCTTCATCGGGACCATCTTGAGCTGGTTGTTTCCGAGCGCGCTTGAACTCAAGTTCTTCTCCACGAGCTCAGCTATGACCCCACGGACCCGACCCCACACTGGGCTCAGGCCGCACTGAATGGTTGCTCGAATAAGCAGAAACTCGAGATCGAATCCAAAGATGTTCCATCCCGTGATAATGTCCGGATCCATCTTTGTTAGGTACTTCTCGAACGCCTTCAGAAGCTCACGCTCCGTCTCGAAACTCTCACAGTCTGCGGCATCTGTCTGCTTCAGACACAAGCACTTGCGGTCCAGATAGCCCTCCTTGCCAAACTCTCGGATAGTCATTCCAATCTGAAAAACCACGTCAGACTTAATCTTGGGGTCTGGAAAGTTGCCCGTGCTCGAGTACGCCTCAATATCGAACGACATGATGCGAAGAGGAGCAAAGTCATCACGATCCAGGGGCTCGATGAGCCTCCAGTTGGGAGACCAAAGGTTGACCTCACATGTAGATTCTGCGTCTGGCTCGCACAACCCTGGGTTGATCCATCCGGTCGAACGAATGCCCGAACAGTGCATGAACCGAAGGACCGGGTCGATGTTGCTCTCGTACACGCGGCATCCCCGTAGCTCTTCGTGCTTTTTGTTATCGATGCAATAGACGCAGTTTCTCAGAGCCCTGTGACTCTTGAATTCTACCCTCAAAAACACTGAAAGCTCGCCATTCTGAAACCCCCAGAGGTCCTTGCCATCCTTTCGCTCACATGAGACGAGGCCTCTCCAGAACTGTGTTTTGACGAATGAGCGAATAGAATCAGACTGGCCGGGAGGAGGCTTGATGTAAAAATATGGGTTGAATTTCGTTCCTAATGAAACAGACTTTCCATTTTCAGCTCGACCAAATATACGGATAGTAAATTGGTCGTCCTGGTCTTGACCATCCCAAGCGACCGCTTGGAATGCCGCCATCTTATTTTATAAGCGTCTTTTGTCTCTAAACCCCTGTCGAACCGAACCCTGCCGCGGCGCGCTCGGTAACTGGCGCCTCGAGAGGAACCTCCACAACCTCAGCAATTGTGAAATTCTCGAGAATGAGTTGCGCGATGCGGTAGCCGGCGCGAATCACGAAAGGCTGCTGAGTATCAAGGTTCTGAAGGACCACCTTGATCTCTCCGGTATAGTCCGGATCGATGACGCCCGCCAGGGTGTCCAGACCGTGCTTTACGGCAAGTCCAGAGCGAGGCGCGATACGTCCATAAGTTCCTGGCGGGAGTTGAATTGAGATACCCGTCGAGACGACCACTCGACGGCCTGGAAGGACGACATAACTATCAGTGCTGAATAGGTCATAACCAGCCGCACCGGAGGTGGAACGGACTGGAAGAATTGCAGTAGGAATAAGCTTGGATACATTGAGCGCCATTATATCATTTAAAAGATGTACACCTTTAAATAAAAGATGTTAGGAAGACATTTACTCCTTGATATTGATGGAGTCATTGTCCGTGATAAGCTTCTCCTTGCGCACGTGAAGAGCAATTGTACAAAATATGTTGCATCGAAACTCCCAGAGTCTGACAACCCCAGGGAGGTCAATCGGGTCCTGTATCTAGCACATGGGCACACCGCCCGGGGACTCAAGAATGTCTTTAACATTGATACGAAGGATTTCAATGAAAAGGTATACGACAAGTCACTCTTGGCGCACCTCGGCGAGGTCCTCTATAGCCCGGACTTCCAGGAGGAGGCAAAGGAGATCCACGCCATGACTACGCGCGGGTTTGATGTGACTCTCTTTACCAATGCTCCTATCGA